CCGCGAGGGGGTGGGGCGGGTGGCAGGTAGGCCGGGACGGGGGGGGGCTGAATGGCGGGGGGCTGGGCGAGGAGGGACCCACTGCCCCTCCGTGAATTTTTGCCATATTTTCTAGAATCTGGTGTGATTTCACCCGTTGCAAGCATTACTTGCACACCCAACCCTCTCCTAAACGCTTGCAACCACCAGCCAAACGCGATAAGCCTCATCCCGCTGCGGCGTGAAGCTAGCGGGCGATAGGCAGATACCGCGATAGCCCCCAGCCTTAAGGGGGTGGTGAGTAGCGCCGCAGCAACACGGTTCCCGCTCTGCTTCGGCATCGGGCTGGCGCCGAGGTAACAAGGCGCAGACGCACCAGATTGCCGCCGGATGGTGGACGGGGCGCGGCAGAAGGTGGAAGCCCTCCGCACTTAAGCAGCACTTGCAACTCCCCGGTAAATCCCATATCCTCCCCGCATGGGGCGACCACGTAAACTCTACCTGCCGAGCCGTCGGATCACGAAGCACGTGCCGACGAAGGTCAGCAAGCTCAAGGTCCGTACCTGGGCCGAGATCGGCACCGCCCGCCAGATCATCGCGAATGAACTCGGCATATCGGTCCCGACGCTGACGCTGCACTACGGGATCGAACTGGCGGAGGCCGAGGAGCGCGGCGTCGCCCGCGTCGCCGAGAGCCTCTACGCCAAGGCGCTCAAGGGCGATGTCACCGCCATGACGTTCTTCTTGAAGACGCGCGGGCGTAAACTCGGGTGGGCCGAGGACAAGGGCGACGGCGGCCAGACGACCAACATCCTGCAGCTTAACCTCGTCAAGTCCATCTCGGCCGCCGTGTCGCAGATGCGGCAGAGCGGCGGGGAGGCGGCCATGGCGCTGATCGAGCACGATGCGGTGGAGGTCGTGACGGTCGAAGAGGCCTCCGCCGAGGACGAGTATGACCTCGTGGGGTCGAGGAAGTGAACGGCCTCCCCCACGACATCGAGAAGCAACTGGCGCTGCTGTCGCCAGCGCACGCGGCCTATCTCAAGCATCAGGTCGAGTGGTCGTCGACGGCGCGCCTGTCGCAGTTGCCCCCTGAGCCGTCGGAACAGTCGGGCTGGCTGGCCAAGATCAACGACGACCCGGCCAAGCCCAAGGCACTGACCGAAGACCCAAGTGAGCCTTGGAGCGAATTTGGCGTGCAATCCGGGCGCGGCTTTGGTAAACTGCTTGATATGCGCACGCTCATCCCCGTACCCGCCGGTTGGTGCGAAATCGGAAAACTCGCGGTCGGAGACGAAGTTTTCGCCGAAAACGGCAAACCGTGCCAGGTAGTGGCTACGTTTGACGACATGCCCACCAAAGCGTACCGTCTGACATTCAGCGACGGCACGACGGTCGATGCCTGCGCGGACCACCAGTGGGTTACCTGGACGCACCGAGACCGGAAGCAATATCTGCGGCACGATAAGGGTATTGACGACTTCCCGGCAAACTGGCCTGCTTATCGGCAGGCGCTTTACCACGCTAAGGGCGGCATAGTCGGGTTCTGCGGCCCCGAAATCCGCACGACGCAGCGAATTATCGACACTTTCACCCATGCCTCGCGCGGCGACACGAACCACTGCGTCCCGGTTTGCGGCGACCTACAATTACCTGAAATCGACGTTTTCGACCCCTGGGCGCTCGGCTACTGGCTCGGGAACGGCACCGCTACCGACAGCCGAATCTCCTGTCACGACGAAGATGTCGTCGAGGTTGAAGCTCGCTTTGCGGCGCTCGGATTCGCGGTAACCCGAAGCCCAAGTATGCCAGACCGCGATTTTCGTGCGGGTGGCCTGCAGCATTGTCTCAAGGCGCTTGGCGTCCTCAGCAACAAGCACGTCCCCGCGCGCTATCTGCGCGCTTCGGCCGAGCAACGACGCGCGATGCTGGCCGGTCTCCTTGACAGCGATGGCCACTGTGCGGTTAAGACGGGGCGCATCGAGTTCTGCTCCACGGACAAGCAACTGGCGGAGGGCGTCGTTGAGCTTGCGCGATCCCTCGGGCAGAAGCCCGTACTCGCGGAAGGCTGCGCCAAGCTCAACGGCAAAGATTGCGGGCCTAAGTACCGGGTGACGTGGCGGCCAACCTACCAGCCGTTCTCGTTGCCGCGCAAAGCCGCCGCGTGGCAGCCCCCAGCGGCGCAGGCGCTCCGTAATAAACATCGGATGATCACGAAGTTTGAGGAGATCGAACCCCGGCCGATGAGGTGCATCACCGTCGACAGCCCGAACAGCATGTACCTGTGCGGCGAGGGTATGATTCCGACCCACAACACGCGCATGGGCGCCGAGTGGCTGCTCAAGGATGCATGGGAGGACCCGAAGGCGCTACCCCGCTGCGTGATTGCGCCGACGCAGGCGGACGTCAAGCATACGTGCTTCGAGGGGGTGTCCGGCCTCGTCACACTGGCCCCTCCCGAAATAGTCGATAACTACAACCGCTCGGAACTTGTACTAACGTTAAAGAACGGCGGGATCATCCGTGGGTTTTCAGCAGAAAAACCCGAGCGTTTGCGCGGGCCTGAAAATGCCGCTGGCTGGATGGATGAGGTTGCAGCGTGGGGCCCTGACGCCGAAGACGTGTTCGATATGTTTATGTTCGGTCTTCGCATAGGCGACAACCCACGTTTTATTTGGACTTCTACCCCGAAGCCCATCCCGCTCATACGAAAACTTACAGCACCGCGCAAGGGGCGCATAATCGTAAGGGCCTCTACTTACGAGAACAAAGCTAACTTGAGCCCGAAGTTCTTGGAGAAGATCGCCGAGCACGAGGGCACGCGCCTCGGTCGGCAGGAGATTCACGGTGAACTGATCGACCCGACTGAGGCTGGCATCATCCGTCAGTCGTGGCTGCGTCTCTGGCCTTCGGCCAAGGCGCTTCCGGCGTTCCAGTGGATCGTGATGAGCCTCGACACAGCCTTTACCGAGAAGACCCTCGACAAGCGGGGCGACCCCGACCCCACCGCTTGCGGCGTCTTCGGCGTCTTCGAGCACGAGAAGCGCACCAACATAATACTGTTGGACTGCTGGCAGGCCTACCTCGGGTTCCCCGACCTTGTGCGGCGCGTGAAGAAAGAAGCGGCCAAGAGCTACGGCGACGATGGTGATACTGCCCTCGTCCAGCCTCTGTTCGGGTCTAGCAGACCCCTCGGGTCAGGGCGCAAGCCGGACATAATTCTGGTCGAGGAGAAGGGCAGCGGCATCTCGCTTCGCCAAGCCCTTGCGGCCACGGGTCTCGAGACGTTCCCGTATAATCCCGGCCGGGCAGACAAACTTTCACGCCTCCACGTAGTCTCGCCCTTGTTCTCTCAGAAGCGGGTATGGCTGCCCGAGAGCGACCGAACGCCGGGCAAACCCCGGACATGGTGCGAGCCCCTGGTAGACCAGTTAACGACATTTGCCGGCTCAGGGTCGATCAAGCACGACGATTTTGTCGACGTTACCACGCAGGCTTTGCGCCTGTGCATGGATAAGAACCTGCTATCCTTCGCCCCTGAAGCGCAGCACGAAAAGCGTGGCCGGGAGCGCGAGCGGGAGGCCGAGGATGCCATCCAGGCGTCACTCGCGAACGGTTACGAGAACCCTTACAACTGTTGACGGGCGATCCGATTGCAATCAGGCCGGACCCCTGATACCTAGACGCATTCCACGGGGGACCTAACGCAGTGGCAACGCAGCCCGAAGACGATACCGAAGAGGGCACCTACGTCGAGATCGACGAGCCGCAGGACGACATCGACTTTCGCGCCAATCTGGCGGAAACCTTCCCAGAAGACGAACTGAACCAACTGGCCACTGGCCTCCTCGAAGCGATCGAACGTGATCGTGAGGCGCGCAGCAAGCGCGACGAGCAGTACGCGATGGGCCTCAAGCGCACGGGTCTCGGCGACGAGGCCCCCGGCGGGGCACAGTTCAGCGGCGCGTCGAAGGTCGTTCACCCTGGCCTGACCAAGGCGTGCGTCGAGTTCTCGTCGCGCGCGATGAAGGAACTTTTCCCGCCCGCCGGCCCGGTCAAGGATTCTATCCCCGGCAAAGTCGATGTAGCCAAGATCGCCAAGGCTCAGCGCAAGACGTCGCTGCTCAACTGGCAGCTTACCGTCCAGTGCTCCGAGTTCCGCGCCGAGCTTGAGCAGTTGATGACGCAGGTGCCCCTCGGCGGCGCGCAGTACCTCAAGATCAGCTGGGAGAAGCGGCGCAACCGGCCGCAGTTCCTCTTCGTCGGCATAGACGAGATGTACCTGCCCTACGCGGCGACGAATTTCTACACCGCCGAGCGTCGGACACACGTCCAGTACCTGACAGCGCTGGAATACGAGAAGCGCGTCGCTTCAGGCATGTACCGAGACGTCGACCTCGTGGCCGCAAGCATGATTCCGGACCCGTCGCAGGCGGGCAGGGCAAATGACCGGATCGAGGGCCGCACGGCGTCGGCTTTCAACGAGGACGGCCTGCGCACGGTCTTCGAGGTCTACACGTCGGCGACGATTGAGGGTGACATCGCGCCTTATGTCGTCACGATCGACCAGATCACCGGCAAGGTTCTCTCGATATACCGCAACTGGGACGAGGAGGACCCTCGCAAGGAAGAGCTTCAGCACTTCTCCGAATGGCCGTTCATCCCGTGGCGCGGCGCCTACCCCATCGGCCTGCCGCACCTGATCGGTGGCCTGTCCGGCGCTGCCACGGGCACACTGCGCGCGCTTCTCGACAGCGCCCACATCAACAACGCCGCTACCATGCTCAAGCTCAAAGGCGGCAAGATCGGTGGTCAGAGCCTCAACGTCCAGCCCACGCAGGTCGTCGAGATCGAGGGCGGCTTCAACGTCAACGACATCCGCAAGATCGCGATGCCGATGCCGTTCAATCCGCCGTCGCCGGTCCTTTTCCAGTTGCTCGGCTTTCTCGTGGATGCAGGCGAGACCGTCGTGCGGACGTCCATGGACGACCTTGCCGACATGCAGGCCGACGTTCCTGTCGGCACCACGCTTGCCCGCATCGAGCAGGGCATGTCGACTTTCAGCGCCATCCACGGACGTCTGCACGACGCCATGGCGCGCACGTTGCGCATCCTCCACCGGCTCAACGCGACCTACCTTGACGACGAGGACCTTGAGCGCGAGGCGGGCGAGGTTCTGGCGTCACGCGAGGACTTCCTCGGCCCCCTCGACGTCGTGCCGGTCAGCGACCCCAACGTGTTCGGCGACGTCCAGCGTATCGCGCAGGTGCAGACCGTCATCGCCCGCGAGCAGGCGACGCGCGACCTCGGCATCTATGACCCTCGCAAAGTCGAGGAATGGGCGCTTCGCACGCTCAAGATACCGCACGGCGCCGACCTGCTGTCACCCGCGCTCACGCCCAAGGAACAGAACGCGGTCAACGAGAACGTGGCGGCGTCGCTCGGACGTCCGGTCACGGCTTTCCCCGAACAGGACCACCTGGCGCATCTCGCGACCCATCTGGCCTTCATGCAGTCGCCGACCTTCGGCATGTTCGCGCTGATCGCGCCGGCTTTTCTGCCCGTGATCCTCGGACACCTGAAGGAGCACATCGCCATGTGGTACGCATCGGCGGTGTTCCGCGAGGCGAGCGACGCCCTGGGCATCGACCTCGGCACCTTTATGCGCCAGTTGAATGACGAGAAGGCGGACAGCGAGACCCGGCAGACGCTCGACCGCATGCTGGCCTCGGCCAGCCAGATCGCGATCAACGAAGGCCAGCAGATGTTCGGCGAATTGCCGCCGATCATCCAGCAGGCGCAACAGGCCCTCCAGCAACTCTCTCCGCAGGCGCAGGACCCGCTCATCCAGATCGAGCAGCAGCGCGTTCAGAACGAGGGCCAGCGCATCCAGGCGCAGGGTGCGGTCGACCAGCAGCGCGTGCAACTCGACGCGCAGGAGCACTCCGACGACATGGCGCTGGAGCAGGCCAAGATCGAGGCTAAGGCACAGGCCGAGCGGGCGAAGATCGCCGCCGGCTTGCAGGAGAGCACCGAGGACAACGCGGCTGACACGCGGATGAATGATGCCGATAATGAAACGGCCCTGACGATTGCCGAGATGGGGCGGCACGCAGCGCTGAACGCTAACCCGACCCCGTAAGGAGCGAAGATATGAGCACCGAATCTCTGAAAGCCACCGAGGCCGAATGCGCAGAAGGCCGAACGGCGCCGCGCGTGTCGCTAGCCGATCTGGAGGCGAATATCGCGACACAAGCTTACTTCACTGCCGGCGAGGCTGGGGACGCCATCGGCATCCCGACCCATCCCGCCGCAAAGTTGCTCACCATCTGCATTCTCACGGTGCGCAACGGCTTCACGCTGGTCGGCAAGAGCGCACCGGCGAGCGCGGATAACTTCGATGCTGAACTCGGCCGCAAACTGGCCTACGAGGACGCGGTTCGCCAGCTTTGGCCTCTGATGGGTTACGCGCTGCGCGAACGGCTTTCGCAGGAGAGCGCAGCGTGAGCGACGACCGCAAGGGACTTTTGCAGGTCCGCATCGCAATCGAAATCTTGACGAGGGCGCTGAGCAACCACGGCGGTACGTGGACCGAGGGAAATCGATCCGATTGCGCGGTGGCCCTCGTCTCGCTTAGCGCCATTGTTAAGGAGAATGCAGAATGACCACCGCAAAGACCAAGGAACCGGCGCCCGAGCTGGCCGAAGCGCCCGAGCTGGCCGAAGCGCCCGAGCACGACAATACCCGCGCGAAGCAATTGCAGATGGGCCAGAAGCCCAAGACTGAGGAGAAGACCGATGGCGGAGAATAACGCAGCCAGCCCGAAGCCGAGCGGCACGCCGCCGGTCACCACGCCGCAGAACACGCGCCAGCATCACCTGCTGGCTGAGGGCAAGAAGCCCGATGTTGGCGGCGGAAAGTCAACGCGCTGGTGAGGGTCGAAGACGTCTTCGGCCTGATCGACGATTTGAAGTCGGTGGTGGCGCATCAGGCGTTGAAGACGCCGATCGCCCCCACCGAGTACGAGTATGGTCGCATGGTCGGGGTCTACAACGCCTTCGACATGCTGGCCGACAAGATCAAGGAGCGGCTGGCCGATCGCGAGAGCAAGGACAGCGATCTGTAAGGAGCGAAAGATGAGCACAGCGTTTGCGCTGAACCAGGTGAATTTCAAGTACGGCAGCATGGAAGAGGCATTCCCCGAGGTCGATCCGAACATCGAGCCCTACGGGTCGCGCGTCCTCGTCCAACTTCGCAAGCCCAAGAGCAAGACGAAGGGTGGTGTATTCTTGACAGCCGAGACCAAGGAAACCGAGCGGTGGAACGAACAGGTGGCCAAGGTCATCGCGATCGGCCCCCTCGCTTTCTGCAACCGCAACACGCGCGAGACATGGCCCGAAGGCCGGTGGGCACTCCCCAACACCTTCGTGCGCGTACCGAAACACGGCGGGGACCGCTGGAGCGTCACGCACGGCGAGGGGGATGACAAGGAGGAGATCATTTTCGCGATGTTCGCGGATCACGATCTCCTAGGGCGCATCCCCGATCCGCTGAGCATGAAGTCTTTCATCTAACACCGAAGGAGCGGGGAACATGGCCGAAGTGCTGACCGACAAAGACGACGACGACATCATCGACGAAGCCGACATAACCATTGTCGATACGCCGCAGGCCGACACGCCGATTGCTCCAGCGGAGCCCGAGGTTCCGGCCGAGGACGAGGATGATGACGAGGACGCGCGCCTCGGCGAATCCGAGGACGGCGAAGACGGGCTGACCGAGAAGCAGATCAAGCGTCGCAAGGAGCGGCGCGAGAAGAACGAGATGCGCAAGCAGGCTCGGCTGCGCACCGAGGCCGAACTTCAGGAACTGCGCTCCCTCGTCCCCAACCTGATGCAGCGCTTGCAGCAGCTTGAGGGCACGCAGACGTCCTCGATGCAGACCGCGCTCCAGAGCCAGCTTGCGCAGGCCGAAGCCGATGCCGAGACGGCCCTGCGCCTGCACGGCGAGGCTATCGAGGCGGGCAACGGCGAAAATGCGGTGCGCGCGCTGTCCATCCGCGAGCAAGCCCTCGCCCGTGCGGCGGAACTGCGTGGGCAGGTGAAGCCCGTCGCGCAGACGCCGCAGCCGACGGCTCCGCACCCGGAAGTCGCCCGCCTAGCGAGCCAGTGGCAGCAGTCGAATCCGTGGTTCAAGCCCGATGGCCGCGAGCCTGCTTCGATGCTCACCCGCGCCATCGACCAACAGATCGCCGCCGAGGGCTACGACCCGAAAACGCAGACATACTGGCAGGAACTCAGCCGCCGCGTGACCAACGCTCTCGACGAACAGGGCATGCTCAACGCACCCACGAAGCGCACTCCCACTGAACCGCCGCCGACTGGCATGGGCCGGCAACACGCCCCCGCCACAACGAAGAAAGGCATCCCCTTGTCAGCAGAACGAGTACAGGCTATCAAGGACGCCGGTAAGTGGGACGATCCCGTCGCACGGACCAAGATGATCAAGGCGTTTCAGGACTACGACCGTGCAAACGGCTCGCCGAGCAAGGGGTGAGACACATGGCTACTGACGACGAACGCCTTGGCAGGGACGATGTGGTAGGTCAGCGCGGCTCGCGCCGTACTCAGGACCGTGAGGTCACCGAGAACCGCGAGATAACCGAAGACGACCGGCTCGAAATGTTCCGCATGACCATGTACAACGATGCGCTACCTGATCTGCCGGACATCCCAGGCTATCATCTGTGCTGGCTATCCACTACTCACCAGTCCGACACCATCCAGAAGCGCCTGCGGCTCGGCTACGAGCTTCTTCGCGCCGACGAAGTGCCGGGCCTCGAATACACCTCGCAGAAGACCGGCGATTACGCTGGGTGCGTGGCGGTAAACGAGATGATCGCTGCCAAGATTAGCCTGAACCTCTATCGGAAGTTCATGCAGGAGGCGCACCACGATGCGCCGGCACGCGACGAGGAATCGCTCGGCCGAATGATCGACATCATTCGCGAGCAGGCGGAAAGCCAAGGCGCGAAGGTGATCGAAGGTGACGGTACGTCCGAGCTGCATCGCTCCGCGCCTTCGCGCGGGGTCTTTGCCGACTAAACCCGCCTAGCCCCCGACCGAAGGCAACTCGCAACCTCCTTCACAGGAGCATGCAATGTCTTCGACTTCCGCACCTTTTGGGTTGCAGCCAGCGTACAGCCCGAGCGGCACCCTGCGTCCGGTGGCGTATAGCATCGCCACCGGCTACGCGACGACCATCTACGCCAACCAGCCCGTAAAGCTCGGCACCAACGGCACCATCGAGGCCGCTGCTGTCGGCGATCGTACTCTCGGCACCTTCATGGGTGTTCAGTACGTCGATACCAATGGCCGCCCGCAGTTCAGCAACAAATGGACTGCCAGCGTCGCCGGCACCGACATTGTCGCCTACGTCACGCGCGATCCGTCCATCATCTACGAAATCCAGAGCAACGCTGCCCTGGCCGTGGCTGATATTGGCAAGCAGTACGACTTCACCGCCGCCTCGGGCAACACCGCCGGTATCTCGACGCAGATGCTCGATGTTGCTTCGTCTGCCACCAACGCGACCTTCCAGCTTCTCGGCATCACGCCGGGACCGGATAACGCTTGGGGCGACACCTACATCATCGCCCAAGTCCGTATCAGCGAACACCAGTTGGTCGCTGACGTGGCCGCGTTCTAAGGGAGGATTTGAGTCATGGCTGTCCCTATGAACAGTACTCAGTTCAGATCGATAGTTGAGCCGATCCTGAACGAAGAGTTCAACGGCATCTACGATCAGCGGGCCGACGAGTGGTCGCAGGTTTTCCGCGAATCGACGGGTATCGCCCGTGCGTACCATGAGGAGCCCGTCCTGTACGGCTTCTCGGCGGCGCCCGAGCTTCCCGACGGCATGCCGGTCACCTACCAGTCGGGCGGCGTGCTGTTCATTCAGCGTTATCTCTATAAGGTCTACGGTCTCGCCTTCGCGCTGACCAAGGTTCTTGTCGAGGACGGCGATCACATTCGCATCGGTCAGACCTACGCGCGCCATCTGGCGCAGTCGCTGATCGAGACGAAGGAGACGCTGTGCGCCAATGTCCTCAACCGCGCCTTCAACGGCTCCTACGTCGGCGGCGACGGCGTGAGCCTCGTCAGCACCGCCCACCCGATCGCGAACGGTACTTTCTCCAACCAGCTCACCACTGCGGCGAACCTGTCGCAGACGAGCTTGGAGCAGATGCTGATCCAGATTCGCAACGCCGTCGACAACAACGGCAAGCGCATCCGGCTCACCCCGACGCAGATCGTCACCGGCCCGAGCAACGTCTTCCAGGCGGAAGTCCTGCTCAAGTCGGCGCTGCGCGCCGGCACGGCCAACAACGACATCAACCCCGTGAAGTCCATGGGGCTGCTGCCGAAGGGCCAGGCAAACCTGTCGCGTATCACTTCGACGACCTCCTGGTTCATCCAGACCGACGCACCCGAGGGCATGAAGCTCCTGATGCGCCGCAAGCTGGAGAAGTCGATGGAAGGCGATTTTGAGACAGATTCCATGAGGTATAAGTCGACCGAGCGCTATAAGGAAGGCTGGACCGACCCGCGCGCAGTCTTCGGGACCGCCGGCCTCTGAGAAGTTCTTGATTTATCTGCGAAATTACTGGCTCCCGAATTAATTTTCGGGGGCCTTCTTTTTGCGCTTGACCCTTTAAGGGTGTTTCGCATATGACTACGTTCATGGCAAGGAGCGATCAACCCCACAAACTCACCTTCGACAACTTCGTCGCCAAGTGCACGGACTTTTTGAACCCCATCAACGCGAAGCATAAGGACCTTGATTACAGCCGCCCGGAAACGCGGGCGGCTTGGAACGGCAGCAAGAGCAAGGTGCCGATCTGGTGCAACGTCCACAAGGCGTTCTTCACCCAAATGGCGGCTAACCATATGGCTCTCGGGCAAGGCTGCCCGGAATGTGGCAAAACCGTCTTCAAGGAGAAGAGGCGCACGCAGGACCCCATCGCCGGTTTTCGCAAGGTGCACGGCGATTTCTACGACTATTCAGCTGTTCGGTACGTGAACACCCACACCCCTGTGGAAATCGGCTGCCTAGCGCATGGCCCCTTCATGCAGAAGCCTCTGTTGCATTTGCAGGGGCACGGCTGCCCTAGTTGCTGGCAGAACAAACGGGTCGCGATGGGTGCCGCACGCACTGCTGACTATACAACATCGTATGCCGAACGGGCAGCGCGCATTCACCAAGGTAAGTACGCCATCGCCAAGCTGCCAAAGCACTCCCATGACACGGCGGTTCTCGTATGCCAGAAGCATGGGGAGTTTGAGCAAAAAGCGTATGTCCACCTGCAGGGCCACGGGTGCCCCATCTGCGGGGCCAACGTGTCGAACGCGCAGAGGGAAGTGACTGAACTCGTCGAGAGCTTCGGGGTGCGGGTGGAGCGTGAAAACCGCACGGTACTTGGCGGTCTCCACATCGACACGTGGGTGCCAGAGCGCAACCTCGGCATCGAGTATCACGGCTCTTTCTGGCATCTGGAGGAAGCAGTCGGGAACAAGCACCGGGAAAAGTGGGAGCGCGCGGAGCGGGCCGGCGTTCGGCTGATTCAGCTTTTCGATTGGGAGTGGCTGGGAAGGCGCTCGGCTGTTGAGGAACGCCTTAAGGCGATGTTCGGTGCCACGAAGGCACTAGGCGCCCGTAACTGCACCCGGCGAGAGGTCTCTCGGTCGGAGGCAAACGCCTTCTTCGACGAGGTGCATACCCAAGGACGCGGGAAGAACCCGGACGTTGCCTACGGGTTGTTTTCCGGCGACACGATGGTTGCGTGCATGTCGTTTGGGTTGGCTCGGTACAAGGCCGAAGGCCAAGAATTGATGCGGTACGCTACCCGAGGGCGCGTCCACGGAGCTTTCACCAGCTTGCTAGGTGAGTTTGTCGATCAGCGTGGCCCGGATGAGATACACTCCTACTGCGACCTGCGTTGGGGTAACGGCTCGGTGTACCGACAGGCGGGCTTCGACCTACTCAAGATAACGCCGCCGGACTACTGGTACTACCACAGCGAGAGCCGTCCCCGGATCACGCGGTACGAGGTCCAGAACAAGAGGGACAAGAGCATGACCGAAAACGAGTGGGTCGCGGCGCAAGGATACCGGAAAGTGCTCGGCGTCGGCCAACAGCACTGGATTTGGCGCAAACCCACCTAGCCAAGACCCTACAGGGCGTTGTCCCAACGGCAGCGCCAGAATTACCCTCTAGCCAACACCTACACCCTATGCTAAGCCCGCGAGCGTACCAGCCGACACAGGCCGGACGCTCGCAGATAGTCAGAACTGCTCGGACGCCCTCAAACAAGAGGACGACCATTCATGCCACTTCCGAACAATGTCGTGACGCGGTTCCCCGGTGGGGTGAACGCTTCGCCCAACTCGTCGCTATTCGCGAATCTGCCGATCCCGACGGGCCTTTCACTCCATACCTATATGAATGACTTCGATCAGTTCATCGCGGCCGATTGGGTCATCACCGAAACGCAAGCTGCCGCGACGCAAGCGCTCACGGCCGGCGATGGCGGGTGGCTTGCGCTGGTGAACAGCGCGGCCAACAACGACCTCAACGCGATCCAGAAAACGCCGGCGGCCTTTAGTTTCACGGCTGGCAAGCAGGCGTGGTTCTCGACCCGGCTAAAGGTCGACGATGCCTCGCTCGCGGCCTTCGTGGTCGGCTTGCAGGTTGTCGACACGACTCCGCTCGACGTCACCGACGGCATCTACTTCCTCAAGGCCTCGGGCACGACGGCGGTGCAGTTCATCTGCCGCAAGGACGCCACCACCGGCTCGACCTCGATCGCGAACATCGGCACCATCGCGAGTGATACGTTCGTGCTCCTAGAGTGGTACTACGACGGGCAGAGCACGGTCTACTGCTCGTTCAATGGCACTCCCGTCGGGTCGCTGTCGGCCACTTCGGCGTACCTGCCCGACGCGATCACGACTGTCAGTCTGGCCGTCCAGAATGGCTCCGCTGCCGCGCGCACGCTGACCTGCGATCGTATCGACGTCTGGATGGAACGCTAACGGCTCAGGAGTGGCAACATGAAGCCTACGGTAGTCACCCTGAGCAACAACACGTCGGGATCGACGGTCTACTCCAACCCGGTAGTCGTCGATCCCTACGCCCGTCCGGGCATCGGCTTGCAGGTCGCGGTCTCTGGCACCGCGACCTGGACCGTGCAGCAGACGCTCGACAACGTGTTCGACGGCACCATCACCCCGACGTGGTTCGATCACCCCGACACCAACATGGTCTCGCAGACGGTCGGCAGGCAGGGTAACTACGCCTATCCACCGCTGGCCATCCGTCTCGCGCTGGCCACGGCCAGCACAGGCTCGGCACGCCTGACGATCATCCAGTCGGGCATCACGGCCTGACATGACCTCCGGGCTCTATGGCGGGAACGCAGGCCTCTACGGGGGCAACCCCGGTCTATACGGAGGCAACGCCGGCCTGTGGAGCGGGGCCAGCGGGCTCGCCAAAGGGGTCGGCGGCAGTGGGCCGTCATACGACCCCGCACTTATCGCGCCTGCCATCAGCATGGCAGTGCCGCAACTGACTTACCCGCCGCAACTCAATGCCGTGTTCGACATATCGACCCTGACCACGGACAATGTGCGACTGGTTGTGGCAAGCGACGCCGCGTTCACCTCTGTTGTCCTCGACCAGTCTATCGTCGTCGGGGCCGGATCGCAGGCTTTTCCGGGGCTGTCATCCATCCTGTCCGGCAAGCAGTATTATCGCGAGCGCATCGAACGCGCCTCGCTCTACTACGGCCCGTGGTCCAATATCGTTACCCACGGGGACGCCACAGCGCCTGTGCTTTCCAGCCCGACCGCCGTGGCTGCCAGCGCTTCGACGGCCAATCTGGGCGTCACGTCGGACACGGGCGAGGGTGTCCTGTACTACAGCGTGCTTCTCTCGACGCTGGCAGCTCCGACCCCAACGGCTTTTCTCGCGGGGGCGACCGGCGGCGTCGCTACCGGGTCCACGTATACCCCGAGTGCGGGCGTCAATAGCTTCAACGGCGTCAGCACGCCCGGCCAGACCACCACGATAAGCGCATTCAGTTCCGGCAGCGTGACAGACACAGCCTGTACGCTTTCCATCAACGTCAATGCTGCGGACGGCACGCTCTACTGGTACGTCGGAACCAGCGCTACGCCCCCCAGCGTCTCCGCGCTCAAAGCCGGGACCGGGGCGGCGGCTTATGGCAGCCAAGCCGTATCCGTGTCTGGGGCGCAGGTTGTCCCGGTGTCGGGCCTTTCCGGTTCGACGACGTACTACGCCTATGCGGTGTACGAGCGGCTGACCTCGTACAAGGGGCACTACTTCCAGCAGGATTACGCTCCCAACAACAGCAACGTGGCCTCGTCTGGCGCGTTCAACGTCACCTCGGGCACCGGCACCGTCTCCGGCGGCAGCTTCACCACGGCAGCGGCGGCCGGCCCTGTGGTGTGGAACCCGAGCGACAAAGCTGCGGGCATCACCCTGTCCAATGGCAATCTCACCGCCGCTCAAGGTACTGGAGGGGCGTGGTCCGGGGGTCGCAGCCTTCTCAGCCGTGATGGCGTGATCAAGCGCTTTGCTGCCTGGCGCCTGGATTCGCTTACCGGCGGACAGGGCGCGGGCATGGCGATAACCAATAGTTCGTGGCCTGTCACCTCGTTCCCCGGAGGTTCCTTCGGGTCCATCGGCTACTATCAGTCCGGCGACATCTACCCCAACGGCTCCTCACTGATCGCGACCGGGGTGCCCTTCGCCCAAGGCGACATCATCGGTCTGTGCTTCCACGACGACACCCTCGGCGCCCGCGCCGTCTGGTTCACGAAAAACGGGGTTCCGGTCTACGGCGATCCCGTTGCCGGGACGGGCGGCATCGGCGTGCCGTGGACCCCGGCGTATGCGTTCTACACCATGTTCGGGGTCGGCGTGACCGTGACGTCGGTTCTCGGCTCGCCGCCGAGCGGCTACGTGCAGTGGGAGTATTGACCGGTGGCGTATAACCCCAGCACCAGTACCGTGGTCGGCTCCTACGTAGGTATCGACTCGATTATCGGCGAAGGCGGGTGGAACACGCGACTGGCGCCGAGCGCCAACGACGGGACCATGGCTACGGGTGCGGATGTGGCCTGCGGGTGGACCAGAGGGCCGAGCGCTAGCTCGTGGACGCGGTTCCTGCGGCCCAACGACAACTACGACATGACCAACGACGACTGGATGGCCAGCGCGGGCGGCGGCACCTACGACATAGACATCTGCTATTCGGACCCGACCGTCAGCTACATGATGGGATGCACCTGGCTTTTCAAATCGGTCAACGGCGTCGTCACAAGGACCAATTACCCCCAGGACACCTCCTACGACAGCAACGATTTCTCGACGAAAATGATCGGCAAATCGCTGGCGATCGACCCGGCGAACGCCAATGTGGTGTGGGTTGGCATCAACGATATTCGATACACCGTGGATGGTGGTACGAACTGGACGACGGTCTCCACCGGAACCCTCCCGGCGCCTATCACGCTGTACTGGACCAACTTCAACACCCGCACCGGGTCGATGCCGGTGGGAGCGACGATCACCGGGGGCACCTCGGGCGCTACGGCGGTGCTGTTCAACGACGCCTGCGATACGGGCACGTCCGGCGGGTTCCCGAACGGCGTGATCTACGTGAAGTCGATCACCGGCACGTTCGTGCATGGCGAGGACATCAAGATTTCCGGCGTCACCGTCGCCAAGATCGAAATTTACGACGGGGCCTTTCGCTCGCTCGGGCGCCGCAGGTACAACATCGCCTTCGATCGCAGTTCGACGGTGACCGGCGGCAGGACCCAGGGCATCTACATCTACATTCCCGGCTACGGGGTATACCGCTCCACCAATGCCGGGGCGTCGTGGTCCCTGATGGCGGGAACCTCGACCTTCACTCCGGGCTCGATGAAAGTCAGCCCGTTGAACGGCTACGTCCACCTCGCCGGGTGGGCTGGGGGCCTCGATGCGGCAGGCATCGCCAATACCTATCGTCGGTGGAACGGCTCGACGTGGTCGGCACCAGGCGCGACATTCAAGACGACCGCTATCTCCCCGCACAACGCGGGTCACCTCTACGGCATAGACGCGGGCGGCGGGACGTACTTCTCGTCCGACAGCGGAGGCACCTGGACCAGTCAGGCGCTATCCACCGTCACTCCCGTCAACATCGGCTGGATCGCCAACACCGACAACTATTTCAAATCCAATGGCGACATCGAGTTCCAGAAGAATATAAACCGGCTGTGGATGGCCGATGGCATCGGCATGGCCTACGTCGACAACCCCCCTACCAACGGTTCGTCGATCAACTGGCTTGAAGCCGGCGCGGGCGTCGAGAACATGATCTCGGGGATGATGGGCGTCACCCCCAACGGTACGTTGATCGGCGGGGTCCACGACCGCGAAGGCTTCGTCATACCCAAGGCGCAGATCGGCCTCGCCTACCCCGCACGGCCGGCAATCACGAGTTCCTTCGGGCACGGCGGCAGTTTCGATTGGGCGCCAGAAGACCCCAATTTCATCGTCGGGTGCAACTACGTGCCTAACGACAATTCCCAATCCATCGGGGGATACAGCACCGATAACGGCGTGACATGGCACGCAATGCCGGGGTCCATCATCAGTCAGCACGGAGGGATCGGCGCCGGCAACATCATCGCGTTGTCCAAGACGGTATTCGTGCAGCGCTGCCAAGCCAACGGCCCCGTTATCTGGACCAAGGACAGCGGTCTGACATGGACGACACTGAGTTACGGGGGCGGCTCCAACCGGGGCATGCCGCTGTACTACGCCACCGCGCGCTTCCTCGTCCGCGATCCCTACACCGCCAACCGGTTCTATCTGTACCAGCCTGACGACGACGTCAGCAACTCGGACCCGAATATCGTGGCCAGTCGCGGATGCTGGCAGTTCGACTACAACACGGGCACGCAGACCATGAGCGTCACGCGCAAGCGATCGACGTGGATCACGGGACCTGTCGACTACTTCCATGGGCAGCTCGTGCCTTACGGCCCCGGCAAGTGGCTTTTCACGTCCGGTGATGGGGCCAGCGGCGTGCGGTACTCGGCCGATTCCATGGCAACGTGGACGGATGTTGTCGCTACCGATCCCGTGTTCGGAACCGGTACGATGGGCATGCTCCTCGGGCTTGCCTGCGGCCCCGGCATCAGCCCAGCGTCTCCGCCCGCCGTGCTGGTCTACGGCGCGCGATCGCAGACAGCCCCGCATTATGAGTCTTGGGGGGCGTGGCTCTCGGTAGACGGCATGGTCAATTGGAAACGGATCGCGCAGTTCCCGGACAACTATTGGGGAACTCTGTGGAATTGGGCGGCGGACCCCAATGAGTTCGGGCTGTTCTATTTCGGCGGTAGCCAAGGCTGGGGACGGCTCAAGTATACGGACTCGCGGCTCCAGACTTGACGCACCTTGCTAGCCGACCCACGCTTTGCTAGGGTCAGCCCGACGGAAGGTGTGCCGGCCATGGTGCGCTGCTGTGAAAGCAGATAGGGAACATGGCCACCAGCGGAACCATCTCAGCAACGACGTTCACGACGCGGCAGGTTATCGAACATGCCTCGCGGCGCGCGGGGCTAGCTGCTGAACGCCTGACGGCCGAGCACATCTCGACGGCCAACGATTCGCTCTATCTCCTGCTCTCGGACCTTGCCAATCAAGGTGCGCCGCTGTGGTGCATCGAGCGCGTGATCCTGCCGCTCTACGAGGGCAACTACAGCGTCCCGACGGGTGTCGGCACGGTTGACGTGCTCAACGCCAATCTGCGCTATCTGCAAGAGGTCACGGGCACCGACGTCGACACACCCACCACGCGCACCATCCAGTTCACGACCGATACCGAGGTGACGACCGTAGGGGTCAAGTGGGCGGCAGCATCCGTGCCGATCGCCCTTGAGCGCTCGGACGACGGGGTGACGTGGTCCACGGTCCAGAGCGAGACGCCCAATGCTTCGGCCGGCGAGTGGACATGGTTCGACATCAGTACCGTCGTCGCCTCCCGCTACTTCCGCGTGCGTGCAACCTCCGGCACGCTGTCGTTCAGCCTCGTCTACACCGGTAACTCGCCGACCGAGATTGCCCTCGGCGTGCTGAACAAGGACGACTACACGCAACTCCCCAACAAGAGCTTCACGTCCAGCCAGCCGCTGCAATACTGGATGGATCGGCAGGTGCCCCAGCCGATCATGCGGTTGTGGCCAACACCCAACGACGCC